TTACTCTGCGGGAAAGGCAAAGCGCGCCACGATGCGCCGCTGCCACGCGGGCGTCAGCGCACTTTCGACCACGCCATGACCGCTGTAGGCATGGATGAAACGGGACGCGCTGCTTTGCAGGCCAAGGTGTTTGGCCACAGCGCCCCCATGCATGCGAAACAGGATCACCTGACCGGGCGCGGCGTCTTGGACGGGCTGCATATGTCGCAGCGCCGCCCGCCACAGGCGTTCCTCGGTGCCGCGTTCGGCCCAGTCGCGGGTATAGGGCGGCACGGGTTCTGGTTCGCTGCCATAAAGGCTGCGCCAGATGCCCCGGATCAGCCCGAGACAATCGCAGCCCGCACCCCGCGTGGCCCCCTGATGCCGATAGGGCGTGCCCAGCCATTGCCGCGCCACCCATAGCGCCTCTGTGTTGATGTCGCGACTCATCGGCGGCTGCCGCCGGTGTTCTGGCCATTGCGCTTGGGCACCGCCACCATCCAGTCCTCGCCGGGGATGTCGGGAAAGCCCTGATAGTTCACCAGATTGTCGAACTTCAGCCGACAGGTGCTCATGCGCTTGTCACAGCCTGCGGTCAGCCGCACCATATCGCCCGGCTTAATATCGGCGCGGATCGGCTGCCAGAGGGTGATTTCACGGCGCGCGTTCAGACTGTCCGACCGGATCGGCGCCCATAGACCAGCGCCTGCGCCGCTCAGCACCGTGAGCCGCCCGCCGGTGAACCACTCCCGCGCGAACCCATCGAGCGCGTCCAATAGGAAATGCTGCCCCTCGTCGATGCTTTCAACATATACATCAGTGACATACCCCGCAGTGCTAAGGTCGAAATTACACGCCGCATCCCCCAGAACCGCGCTGCAGGGCGTCTGAAACACCCGCCCGAGCGGCTGGTTTAACCCTTCGGTCAGACCGCGCAGCTCCGCCTCAAACGCGCCGCCTGCACGGCGGATCTCCCCCAGAGAGCCGCGAAACTGCAAGGCGCGCTGAGTGGTGTCGGCCCAGTTCACCAGCCACGCCCGCACCTCGGCCCCGTCATAGCGCCCGGATTCAATATCCGCCTCGCGCACCGCATCGGAGCTGAGTGCGCCGAGTGCTTCGCTGTTGTCGACCGCAAGCCCGGTGCTCTGCATCAGGCTGCGCGCCGTGAGGCCGGTTCCGGCACGGAATGTCACGCCGTCAAAGCTCAGATCCCGGTCATGATCGGTGAACCCCAGCGTCACGCCATCGGCGCGGCTCACGGCCCACGCCCGACACACCGTGGTGGCCCCGGATTTGAGATGCGTGTTTAAGCCTTCGCGATCCATCACACCCGCACCTCCACCACTGGCACATTCGGGGCCTCGCCCGCCTGAAACGACGCCACGGAGGTCTGGATGCGATCTGTGTCAAAGCGGACCGGCACGTCGAACTCGAAGCCCGCGCGGATTTCACGACCAATTTCCGGCACATAGGCCAGCGTCACTTCGCCCGTGGTCAGGTCGAGGTCGTAATCCACACCTTCCACCAGCGCCTCATTGTCGATCCCAAGGCGCACGGTGCCCGCCACGGGTTTGCTGATCGGACGCAGATATTCATGCGGGCCGGAGCGATAGCGTTTAGCAAGCTGGAACCTGTTGGTGTCGCCATCGCCGGTGGCAATCAACTGATCCCCGAACGTCACTTCCTGCCCCGGCAGCGATGACGCATAGTCGGTCCAGTCTTTCCAGCGAAACCCATGGAGCTGACCTTGACGGGCCTCAAAAAACGCGATGAGCGCTGCAATATCCTCAAGACCGCGCAGGCCAAGCCCCGCATCATAACGCCGCCGCGCATGCGCCCAGGGGGTGTTGCGTTCCTCGTGACCATTGGCCAGCGTCACCACATCCGTGCGCCGCTCCGGCCCGCCAACAGAGCCAAAGGAGAGCGTCTCCGGGAAACGAACTTCGTGAAAACTCATGGGCTTACCCTCCTTACCTATTGCGGTTTCCGCGTGCGAGCATGCGGCTCATCTGGGCGGCGATCTGCCCGCGCGAGCGCTGGAACCCGGCCACATCGGGGGTGGAGACATTCATCACAACGGTCGGGGCCTTGCCGCCGCCTTGCGTCTCCACCCCGAGGCTGCCGTCCTGGCCGCGCGCCAATGGCAGGATCGCCTCTGGCCCTGCTTCGCCCATCAGCCCCAGCCCGCCGCGCATCGGGAAATGCGTGGCCGAGGACACCACGCCGCCGCGCGCAAAGGGCGTGACCTTGCCCTGACTGAAGGCCGCGCCATCGGCAAAGGGCAGGATGCCACCAACCAGCGCGCCGATCCCGTCGCTCACCAGCCCGCCGAGGTGATCCGTCACGGGGCGCATGGCGGAGTTGAAGGTGGTGTTGATCATCGTCTTCGCGAGGCTTTCCAGCGCATCGCTCAGGCTGTCGCCATCGACCACCAGATCCTTCATCGCGCGTCGCAGCCCCCGGCTGAGGCCGGTTTCAAAATCCGCCGCATCGGCTTGGGTCGCGGCAAAGGCCGCGCGCACCCGGTCCATCTCGGCGGTGAACTGCGCCGCCATCCCGGCGGCATCGCCAAGGCTGTCTTCCAGCGGACCCGCCTGGGATTCAAAGTCGGAATCTGTCGTGTTTGCCATGGGTTACTCCGGTTGGTTCACGTCGTTGGTCTGATCCGGGAACTGCGTCATCAGATGGCTCAGGCGGTCGCGGTCCATGGGTGGTGTGCTGGCATCAAGGTTCAGCATCAGCCGCAGCTCTGCCGGGGTCAGTTGCCAGAACTCGCGCGGTGTCAGCCGCAGCCCCAGCATCCCGGCCCGCATCAGGGCGGGCCAGTCCAGCATCGCGGCACGGCTCATGCATCCCCCGCAGGAAGCGCGAAACTGAGCGCCAGCAATTGCGCCGCAACCTTGGTGGCCTGCATCACGCCGCCCTCGATCTCGGCCTGCGCCAGATCTGCGCGGCTGATCTCAGACCCGCCACCGCGCAGCCCCGCCGCCAGAAGCGCCAGCATATCGCGCGAGGAAAACCTAACCTTTTCAAACCTTTGCACCAGGGAGATCAAGTCGCCCTCGCCCAGCTCCGCCTCCAGTTCCGCCAGCGCGCCCAGCGTCAGCTTCAGCATGTGCGGCTGGCCATTGAGCACCAGTGTCACTTCGCCTGCATAAGGGTTTGCCATGGCTCAGGCCGCCGTAAAGGTCAGCGCACCGGCGGAGGCCAGCGACAGCTCATAGGTGGCTTCGCCATTGTGGCTGCCGGCATATTCCAGTGCTGTGACCTGAAATGGCCCTTCAACGGTGCCGAAATCCGGGATCACCACCTGGAACGCCGGGGTCTCGCCGTCAAAGAACAGCTGCCGCGCGCGCTCGTCAGTGTCTGCATCGCGAAACACACCCGAGCCGGAGAGGTTTGCCGAGCGCACACCAGCGCCGCCCAACAGCTCACGCCAGCCGCCCGCGCTGTCGAGGCTGGTCACATCGACGCTCTCGGCGTTGAAACTGATACGGGTGGCGCGCAGGCCTGCGATGGTGGTGAAACTGCCGGTGCCGGTCATATCCACTTTGATCAGGAGATCCTTGCCGTTTTGAGCACTCATGGGTGAGGTCCTTCTGTTAATGCGTTGAAATTCAGTCAGGAGTCTTCGAGACGCGCGGAAAACCGCAGCGCAATTGAGCGATCCCCGTTGCTCAGCCGTTTGGCGTTGGCGCGGTCGAACCACAGACCCACCAGATGCCCGCGTGCGAGGATCAGCGGCGCATCCACCAGCGCATCCGACACCGCCGCCGCCGCCCGTTTGGCTGCGCTGAACCCGGCCGCATTGGCGACCACGGTCACGGTAAAGCGATGCAGCGCGCCGCCGCCTGTGACATCGGATCGGTCCCGCACGCTCTCTGCGCCGAGGGTCACATAGATCCCCGGCAGCGTGCCCGCAGGCAGCATGTCGTAGATCGCCGTGCCCACCTCTGCCGCCAACGCGGCATCGCTGATCAGGTGCTGGTAGACGGCGGTTTGCAGGCTGTGAGACAGCGCATAGGTCATGTGGCCAGCTCCTCTGTTGCGAAACAAATGAGGTAACGCCCGTCCATGTCGCGCTGTGCCACGGCGTCGATCTTGTAGATGCGGCTGCCTTCGCGAAACCGCTGGTCCGGCTTGGGGCGCGCAGGAGATCCCACCGGGGCGGCCCGCAGGGTGATCCGATAGCGCTGCAGCGAGACGGAGGTACCGCGACGGCCACTCTCGCGCCCCGTCAGCGCGTCAACCTCGGCCCAGTGCTGGCCCAGCTCGACCCAGGTGATGTCAAATCCCCCGGCGCCATCGCTGGTCGCTTGCGGATCTTCCAGCCGCAATGGGCGGTTCAGTCGCGGCGCGCTCATGAGTGCACCCCGCTCCGGGACAGGCTCAGGCGTGGCATGCGGTGCCGGTCCAACAGGCTCGCCACGCCAAAGGGCATGCAGCCCGCATGCAGCGAGGTGTCATCGCGGTACTCGTAATAATGCGCCGCCAGCAGCATCACCGCCTGTGCGAGATCGGCCGGAAGCGCATCCCATGTGGCGGCCATCCCGGCGGTAAAACGGATCACCGCGCCGCCCCCCGAGGGCATCATCGGCCAGACTGCCGCGCTTGGTGTCAGGCGCGGAACATGAGCGTCGGGTGCCAGCGCATAGGCCGCCACGGGCACCTCCGTCTCCGCGCCGGTCTGATCCACCAGCGCCACCTGCAAAACGGTCGAGACCGGCGCCATCGGCAGCTCCACCACCTCGGGCCAGGCGTTCAGCCGCCACTCATAGTCGCGCGTCAAGAGCGCCTTGTTGGTGCGCGCCTCGATCGCCGCGAGGCTGGCGCGCAAGAAGGCCAGAAGCACCGCGTCCTGCAACGCCTCCTCGCCAAAACCGGTGCCCAGACGCAGATGCGCCTTGAACGCCGCGAGCGGCAAAATGCTGTCGGGCAGCGGGGTCAGTTCGTGCAAAATCATCGGCTCTCTCCGCTGAAAATCTGTCACCCTCACGCGGTCTCTGCCGCGCCGTCCGTTGGACGGGTGCGCACCGGGTCTGCCGCTCGGACGGAGGGAGCAGCTGGACGACAAACCCATGAGGCGCGCACCCGCCGACGGAGCCGGGCTGCCGGCCCCGTCATCCGGGCCTAAGCGCTTAGCTCAGCCCGAATTTCATCAGCTTGATCGCGGCAAAATCACTGACGTCGCCGCCCACGCGCTTGGTGGCGTAAAACAGCACATGCGGCTTGGCGGAGAACGGATCCCGCAGGACGCGCAGGTCCGGGCGTTCGGCAATGGTGTAGCCTGCGCCAAAGTCGCCAAAGGCAATCGACAGGCTGTCAGAGGCCACATCCGGCATGTCCTCGGCCACCAGCACCGGATAGCCCATCAGCCGCGCAGGCTCGCCTGCTGCAAGACCATCGGACCACAGGAAGCGGCCATCGGCGTCCTTCAGCTTGCGGATCAGACCGGCGGTTTTGGAGTTCATCACAAAACTCGCCCCGGCGCGGTAGCGCGCGTCCAGCGCATAGACCAGATCGATGATCGCATCCGCCGAGCCTATATCGCCGTCGCTGCCGGTGGCCACATAGCCGATATTGCCCCAGCTCCAGCTGTCATTGTCCACCGTGGGATGGGTCAGGATGCCGGTGGGCTTATCCACGCCATCCCCCGAAATAAAGCTCTGCGCCTCGGCGCGAGCAAACTTGTCGGCGATCCGCCCCGCAAGCCAGCCTTCGATGTCAAAGGCCGAGTCATCCAGCAATCGTTGCGACGCCTTGGGCAAGGCCGAAAGCTCGTGCAGCGGGATCACGATGCGATCAATCGACGGTGTGCCGGTTTCCGTGACCGAGCCAGTCTCGGTGGCCCAGCCCGCACCCACGTCGGAATGATCGATCAGCACGTCAAAGCTGGTCGCCTCCACATTGACCACCGAGGCCACCGCACGGATCGAGGCGGTGGATTGCAGCACCGATTTCACCACATCCGAGGTCTGCGGGTCGACGAGGAAACCGCCATCGGAATTCACCGCCGTCGACATGGCCTTGGTGCCCATATCGAGGCCGCGAAAGCCCTCCTCGTCGCCATGGCGCAGATAGGCCTGCATGGCCTTTTGATGCGGCGCGCCATCGACCTCCGCCGCCGCCAGATGCGGCCGGGCCGCGGTTTGGGTTTTACGATCCAACATGGTCATACGCTCTTCCGTCTGTTTGAGTTTTTCGGTCACGTCGTCTTGGAACCCCTTGAAATGCTGCACGAATTGCGAAACGGCCTGTTTCACTTCCGTGGCCACATTCTGCGGCGGGGTCGCCGCATCCTCGGGCGCGTGGCCCGTGAATGGATGATCTGTCATCTCTGATCCTCTTTCGGGGGTTAGGGTCTGGTGGCCGCGCGCAGGGCGTCAGCGAGGGCGCGCAGGCCCGCATCGGAGGCGTCGGATTTCGCCGCCTCCGCCTCGCGCCGGGCAAGCCGCGACAGCCGGGCCGAGGGCAGCATCGGAAAGGTCACCAGCGACACCTCCCAAAGCTGAAGCTCCTCCAGCCGCCGGTGGCCTTCATTGTCGCGGGTCGCCTTCACGGTGCGATAGCCGATCGACAGCCCCTCGATGGCCCCGGCGCGCACCAGGGCGGCGGCTTCTGCGCCTTTCTGGGTCTCCGTGAGGATACGCCCTTTGACGCGCAGGCCGGTGTCGTCCTCAGTGATCTCGTCCCAGACGCCGATGGGATGGCTCGGGTCATGTTGCCAGAGCATCTTGACCTTGCTGCCGCGCGAGTGATGCGCCGCGAGTGAGGCCGCATAGGCGCCACGGGTGACGATATCCTTGCCCTGATCGGGGGCACCAAAGAGGCTCGCATAGCCTTCGATCACCTCTCCGGCGCTTAGGGACAGCGCCTCGCCAAAGCGGGCGAATTTGGTCTCGAGCCGGGGCTCATGATCTGTCATCATCACGCTCTACCTTTCTGAAATGTCTTGATTATCGCTCAGGGCAACTGCACCGACAAAAAGCCCTGAAAGGCCTGCGCAAGGATCACGGCGGCAACGCCGTAGACGGTGATCCAGAGCCGTTTTTCCAGCCGTTCCATCATCCGTTCCATCCGATCCAGCCGCCGGTTCAGCGCCTCCTGACGGATTTCGCTCACGCGTTCATGGGCATTCAGTCGCTGGCTTGGGGCACAGTCAAAGGGCGGCAACGGGTAGTCAGTCATCCGGCCCCTCCACACTGCGCGGCGGCAGGCCCAGCATCTGGCGCTTCTCAGACTCCGTCAGGAAATCCGCCTGTGTGACGCGCCGCCACTGCGCCTCGCGTTCGGTGCTGAGGGCCTGCACCTGATCGAGATCCGGTTTCAGCTCCAGGACCTCAGTGCCAAAGCGCATCAGCCAGTCCGAGAGTTTCGCCGCCACCCGCATCGCCAGCGGCAACACGGTCAGGCGATAGAACGCCCGGTTGGCCTCTTGATAGTTGGCATAGGTGGCATCGCCCGGAATGCCGAGGAGCATCGGCGGCACCCCAAAGGCCTGCGCAATCTCGCGCGCGGCGCTGTCCTTGGTGCGGTGGAATTCCATATCGGAGGGGCTGAAACCCATCTGCTTCCAGTCCAGACCGCCCTCCAACACCATCGGCCGTCCGGCATTGCGCGCGCCCTGGAAATTGGCCTCGATCTCCTCGGAAAGGCGGCGGAACTGGTCGTCGCCCATCTGCCCCAGCCCGTCCGATCCGGTCCAGACCAGCGCGCCGGAGGGTTGCGCGGCATTGTCCAGCAGCGATTTTGACCAGCGCGCGGCGGCGCCATGCACCTCGACCGCGGTGGCGGCAGCCTGCAGCGGCGCCAGACCGTAGTGATCGTCCAGCGGATGAAAGCTCTTGAGGTGGCAGATCGCCGGGCGCGCGGGATCTATCGCAAAACGATGCGTCTTGCCGCCCACCGCATAGTCATAGCCCACCGGCCAGCCATCACCCCCCGGCACCACCCGCATGCGATCCGGGCGCAGGATGTGCAGTTCCACCGGCCAGCTCGCATCAGAGGCGACCGCCTCGATATAGGCATTGCCCGACAGAAGCAGATTGGCATAGAGCGCCTCCAGCATCTCTGCCCGCGCCTGCGCCGCATTGGGGCGCGACAGCAGCGAGAGCAGCGGGTGGCTGTCATACCGCGCATCCGTGCTCTGAAGCACCAATGGCAGCGCGGCGGCGGCCTCGGCGATGAGTTTCACCGCGCGGTGGCCAACCGGGTTGCCCAGAAACCCTGCACGGGTCAGAGAGACCGTGTCGCGCGGCCCCCAAGCGGCCTGCGTGCCATTGCCCATGGGCAGCACCCGCGCCGCAGCGCTGGCCTTTTGCGACGGGGCCGCAGCCGCCGTCTGATCCACTCGCCCCGTCTTGCGTCGCAGCAGGTCAAAGACCATGGTGCACTCCTTTGCCGTTCCGGTTGTCGTTTGGGCCGATGCCCGTCGTGTTGGAAAACAATCTGCCACAGGGGTTTGAACATCCCGCCAGCATGGCGTGCGCCGGGGGCGCAACACCCTGCACCAAGCCACTGATAGAAAAGCAAAACGCCCGCTCGAGGCGGGCGTTTCACAGGTTCGATTTGGGATAGCGCGCGCCCTAGAGACGTCGGATCTTGGGGCAGCGATGCTGCTCTGCCGGGCCGACAATCAGCGCATGCAGCGCCCAGACCAGCGCATCCACACGGTCGGGTGAGCCGTCGCCGTGATATCCCTGCGCCGTCATCAGGCACATCTGCTCCTCCAGCTCTTGCAGGCCCGGAGCATGATGAACGCGCCCCTGCTCATAGAGCGCCGCCACGGGTTCGGCCCGCGCGGCCTTGCCTGTGCTGGCGTGAACGGGGGTGAAGGGCACCAAAGGGTCAACCTGCCGCAAGACAGACCCCACCAGCGCACCGCCCTGATTGACCTCCGCCACCAGCCGGTCGGCCCGGTAAGCATCCCGCGCTGCAATCGCGGCGCGCGCCCAGCCGGCTGGCCCCAGCCCCTGCACCGTGTGATCGGCCAGCACATAGGCGCGCCACTCGGAAATCGGCCCCTGTGTCTGCGCCCCGGCAACAATGATACCGCAGGCATCCGAGCCCTTATGCGCACTCACCGACGGGTCCACCGCCACCACGATCCGGTCGAGGGGCGGTCTGTCACGACGCTGGAGCTGCTCCAGCATGCCCGACGTCCAGAGTGCGCCATCCACATCCGCCAGCATCACGCCGTCCAGCTCTTGCCGCGCCAGTCGCGATCCACCATAGCGCGCGCGCACTTCTGTCAGGAAGCCGGGCGCGAGATTGGCGCGGTTGGCCTCGGTGGGCGCATGGGTGGTGACGGTCGAGGGGCTCTGAAGCAGCTGTTTCAGCAGCGGCACATTGCGCGGCGTGGTGGTCACACAGACGCGCGGGGCTGCGCCCAGACGCAGGGCGAATTGCAGCATGTCCCATGCGTCCTGAGCGCGGCGCCATTTCGCCAGTTCGTCCACCCAGGCGGCATCAAACTGCGGCCCGCGCAGCGCCTCGGGGTCAGAGGCCGAAAACGCCTGCGCGGTGGCCCCATTGGGCCAGACCAGCCTGCGTTCGCCCGCGCGCCACTCCGGGCGACGGTCCGGCGGCGAGCAGGCAAGGATGCCGCTGTCGCCATGGATCATCACGTCGCGCACCTGATCGTAGGTCTCGCCGACCAGCGCCATGCGACGCGCGCGACCGATGCCAAAGGGTTCTGCCCCCTCCACCTCGGACCGCACCCATTCCGCGCCGGCGCGGGTCTTGCCCGCCCCGCGCCCGCCCAGGATCACCCAGGCGCGCCACTCGCCCGCGGGCGCGCATTGATGCGGCAGCGCCCAGAGATCGAACACATAGGGCATCGCCGCCAAGGTGTGGTCATCCATCTCCTCCAGCCAGATCTGCGTCATGAAGCGCGGCACAGAGGCCAGCCAAGCGGCGCTCGATCTCATCGCGGGCGGCACAGAGGTCGAAAGCCACCATGCGGGCGGCACCAGGGGCGTCTTTGCGGTCGACAAGGGTTTTCTCCACTTTCTGGATGTCACGGATCAGGCCATCGAGCTTGGCAATCTGCGGCTTTAGCTGCGCGGTGTCGGGATTGATGTCCTGTTCCGCCTCAAACTGGGCGAGGTAATCCTCGCTGATCCGGCGCGCACGCCGCAGGCTGTCGTGCAGAGAGCGCAAGAGGTCAGAGCTGATCTCAATCAGCTCTTCGGGGGTCTGTGTTGTCAT